GGGAACTCGAAGAAGCCGCTCTCGCCGATCACCTTGTTGTTGTCGCGGTCGATATAGAAGGAAGCGAAAGGCGCGTTCCTGGCGGCCCTGCTATCGCCGCCGATTTCCTTGCCGATCTCCTTCCTTGGCTGCACCGCGTGGATGATGGTGAACAGCCTGTCCTTCTCGGCCGGGTTCTCCGCCGCCCGCACCACGACATCGGCCAGGGCCTCCGCCTCGAAGCGCTGCAGCATCTGGCGGGCCGTCATGGTGAACTTGCGGTAGAGCGTATCGGGCTCGCCCTGGGCGTCCACGGCGAGGTAGCATTCCGAGAGCGGCAGATAGCGGTAGAGCGCCGGCACGGCACGGGCATCGCCGCCCGTCGCTTCTTCCAGGAAGACGATGCCGGTGCCCAGCGCGATGGCGGAGCGCAGGGCCTTCTGGTGGGCGCCGATGAAGCCGGAGCGGGAATTGTAGCGCACCGCGAACATGTAATCGCGATAGCGCTCGAAATATTCCTTCTCCTCGTCGCTGGCTTCGGGGGCGAGCGGATCGGTGACTGACAGACCGTGCCATTTCTCCGCCTGCGGGGTGACCAGGCTCTCCATGCCCGAGGCGAGACGGTCCACCGCCCGGAGCGCCGTGTCGTCGAAGCGCACCCGGCCGCGCTCGACGGAGGAGGGGCCCTGCGCCATCAGGTCGTAGCGCGTGGAGGCATTGGAGGAAGCGCCGGGCACGAAGCGGGCATGGTCCGGCAGGCAGTAATCGGCGATCTCCGACCAGACCTTCTCCCACTGCACGCGCTCATTGGCGAGCGCATCCATGCGGGCGATGACGTCGGAGGCCAGCGAGAGCGAGTTAAGGGATGAGCGGGCCTCGTTCATAAGGGGTTCTTTCATTGACCGGCCTGTCCGAGCAGCGTGACGCGGTTGATGTTCTGGCCGAAATTCGGATCGCCGAGGCCGCCGGTGAGCTGGGTCTGGCTGGCGCCGTTCTGGCCGCGCACGCGCTTGAGCGCGGTCTGCACGGCGGCCTGGTTGGCGTCGTCGGCCCGGTTCGGCGGCGTGGGCGGTGGCGGCAGTTTCGGCGGCTTGGGCGCGGAAAAGCACATGGGAGGCTCCAAGGATTTGAAAGCAAGCGGGGATTTGAAAACAAAAAACCCTCCGCGAAGGGAGGGCCGAAGGAAGGGAGGAAACCAGACGAAGGGACGGTGCCGCGCCATGGGCGCCAGAGGTCACCATACAGTCGTTATAGCATTTCCATCCGATTTGATCAAGTTATGTTTGCAGTTTGTTCCAATCAATCCGGCCAGGAAGGTCTTGCGGAACAGGTCTCCCCGGGGGCCGGCCGCAGCATGTCCTGCCAGTTTTCCGCCGTCACCCGTCCCGGCTTCTGTTCGGGCGCGAACAGGCTGGCGACGTGGTGGGTGACGACGGCCATGAGGTCGCGCTCGGCGGGCGTTGCTGTCAGCTTCGACGAGGCGCCGGCACATTTCGTGTGGTTCGGCTTCATGCTGTTTGCTCATGGGATGCTCCAATGAAAAAGCCCGCCGGTGAGGCGGGCTGGTGGGTGGTTGGAACGCTGGAAACGCGCCCGATCCCTGGGACCGCAGGCTTCCAGCCTGCTCTCGGAACCGATGCATTTGTGGAAGGAGGCAGGCTGGAAGCCTGCGGTCCCACGGGTTCTCGATTGCGCGTGGCGGCGTAGGTGACGAAGTCGAGGCCCTCGGAGCCGTAGTCGCGGGCGATGCCTTCGCGTTGGAAGCCGAGATGTTCGAGCCAGCGGTGGGAGAGGTCATGGTCGATGGCGCTGCGCACTTCCACGCGGCGGAAGCCTTCGCGCAGCAACTTCGGCGCCGCCTTGCGCAGGCAGAAGCGTGTCACCGGCTTCATCGTCGAGGGCATTGCCCTCGTGCCATAGGCCCAGCCGCTGCCGAGGCCCGGAAACAGGCGCGCGATGCCGAAGGCGCAGACCGGCCGGCCGCCGTGCCAGGCCGTCCAGGCGAGGCCTGGCGAGGCTTCATGCAACGCGCTGCCGATCGCGGTGTCCGTGCCGGGGAAGACCGCATGGATCTCGCGCCTGTCGGCCTCGCGCATGTTGACGGCAATATAGGTCATGTCCCGCAAAGTGGCGGGGTGGATGGTGACGGACATGGGGGGATTCCTGGGATCGCAGGCTTCCAGCCTGCTCTTGGAAACAGAGAGTTTGCAGAAAGGAAGAGCGGCCGTCGCGACAATCGGCAAAGCCGATTGCGCGGCCACGTCCGCGCTCCCAGATCAATATTCCAGCGGGTCGTAATCCCTCGCCGGCATGTCCCAGCTCATATCGCGCAGATCCGGCGAGGCTACCGGCTCGGCGAAGGTCAGTGCCAGGGCGTCGCCGAGGTCCGGGGAGGGCAGGCCGCGGGCCTTCATGTCGTCCTTGGCCTCGAGGAGCAGGCGGCCGCCGGAATCATATTTGTATTGCGGGGCGACGAGATCGTCGCAGAGCTCGTCGTGATGGTCGATTCCGGCGGGCAGGGCACCGCGGTCGCGCAGCCAGTCGCGCATCACGCCCCACATCTCGGCGCGCTTGTTGGCGTAGCGCTCGCCGGCATTGGCCCTGGCGCCGGCCTGCACCTCGAAGACGCGGTGGCCCATCATGCGCAGCCGGTCGACCACCCCGCCGCCGACACCGGCGCCATCGACGAAGATGGCCTGCGGGCGCCAGCTCTCGGCCTCCTCGGAGACGAGCGCGGCCGTCTGCATGGTGTCGACGCCGCGCAGCACGCGCAGATGTTCGAGCGTATCGTTGCGCACCAGGATCACCGTCCTGTCGTCGCCGAAGCGGGCGACATCGACGCCCATCACGCGCGCGCCCGTGCGTGCCTGCGAACGTTCGCCGGCGGCAGCGGCGAGGGCGGGCGGGATGAACTGCACGCGGTCCGGCGCCTCGAAGGAGCATTCCATTTCCTGGGCGACCAAAGCGGGCGCCATGTCCTGCGTCAGCCCGGCGATCTCGGCCGGCCCGAGGATGCCGGAGCGGCTGGCCGGCAGGCTCAGCGTGAACCAGCCGTCGTCCTTCTCGGCGCGGCGGTAGAGATCGTAGAACCAGTTGCGGCCCTTGGGCGTGCCGATGAAGACGGCGAAGCCGCCGCGATCGGCCAAGGCCGGGCGCAGCACCTCCTGCCAGAGCGCCGGCTTCATCTGGGCCGGTTCGTCGATGACGACGCCGTCGAGATAGAGCCCGCGCAGCGTATCGGGATTGTCGGCGCCATAGAGGCGGATGCGCCGCTCGCCCGGCAGGTCGACGCGCAGCTCGCCCTCGTTGACGAGCCGGCCGGGGATCGGCGCGGTGTAGCGCTTGAGATAGTCCCAGGCGATATCCTTGGCCTGGCGGAACAGGGGCGCGATATAGGCATAGCGCGGCGCCGGGCGCGGGCATTCCACGGCGCGGCGGATGAGATCGTTCACCGTCGCCACCGTCTTGCCGGCGCGGCGATGGCAGACGAGCACGGCGAAGCGCTCGCCGCGTTCGTGGAAGGGCTGGAAGGCCGGGCGCGGGGCGTAGGGCAGGGTGATCAGGCCGGACAGCGGCGGTGCCTGCGTTTCGGAGGGGCCGGCCGCGGTCTTCCTCCGGCGCGGCGCGGGCTTGGCCGCCGGCGTGGCATCGTCGGTCATTCGCTGCTTCCTTTGCGGGCCGGCATGTCCCAGCGCAGCTTGACGCCGCTGTCGGCCTTGCCCTCGGCGCGGCCTTCGAGGCGCCCGGGCAGGATGCGGGTGAGCAGGGCGCAGAAGGTCTTGGGATCGTCGCGGGCGATGGTGAGCAGGTAGTCGGCCCCGCCGGCCGCGGCGAGCGCCTCGATCACGCCCTCGGTGAGGGCGGTCAGGCTGTTCGATGCGGGTTTGCGCGGGCGGGGCCGGGCGGTGGCCGGCGAAGCCGCCTGGGGTTGAGCCGCCGGCTCGGGCTCAGGCGTGGCTTCCGGTTCGGGCCTGGATGGCGCCTTCTTCAGCGGTGTTTTCTTAAGCGGCGCCTTCCTGGACGCCGCCTTCCTCGGCGCTGCTTTCCTG